ACCAGCATGAGCAATCCTAGGCATATCTATATTTAGCTTAACACGTTCACCTCCAATCTTTTTAAGTTCTTTATTAACCTTTCTAGTCTCGTTTAATGCCTTAACTGTACCAATAATACTAACTTTTGCTTGCGTTGTCTTAGCTAACAAATCTTTAGGTATTTTTCCAAGTCTTGATAAACGCTCCCTATTACTTTCTTTGTAAAAAATGCTAATGCTATGTTTTTTATTGGTAAGTTCTTTAACTTTCTTATCTAGTGTGCGTATTTTTTGAGATGTTTCCCTATCTTTAATAGCTGTTATCTTAATTGCATACTTTTGGCGACTTAACTTTTTTAAAATACCATATGTTTTTTCAGCCGTTTGTTTTACACGACCTAAAGACTTTGCCATTGATTGTGCACTATCACCAATCTTTCTGGCCTGGCTACTATATTCGTCTTTAAGTACCATCCTAGTTTTAAGCTCTTTAACCATCTGCATCACCTGCCTTTAACTCATAGTGGGCAAGCTTAATACCTTGATAAACAGCCAATTCCAGCATTGATAAAGTTAATATTTCATCCAACTTCCAACCTCTATCGACCAAAAAATAAAGGAGCGACATGTCACTATCGCCCCTTTTTATTAGTTTTTTACCTGTTCCACCACTTTGACGAGGTTAGAAGAATAACCCGCTTTTCTGACTAGTTCATTAGAAATAGCTTGAATTTCACCACCAAGGAAGATTTCTTTGACTACATCAATACCTGTACTAACGCCATACACTTCACGCATTCTCTCATCTGAAAATCGTGGCTCAACAACACAAGCATTAACTAAATATGCATCTGTATCTTTCCCATCCATAAAGGCATTGGCGTCATCAATATCAGATAAGGTGGGAATTCTGAATCGAAATTCTCCAATGTCTTTCACATCAATTGCAAATGTTTCTGTCTTTCTACCAGTTAGAATATCCTTTTTTTGTAATAGTTCTTCAATTGTTAATACTGCCATATTCTTATCTCTCCTTAATTAATAAATTCCCTCTGGGATATTACACTCTGTAGGTACAAAACCAAATTCGAATTCTTTTTCTATCTTTTCACCTCTTGCAAAACTTGCAAGTGGCAATTTATTGAACCAAACATTGCCAAAATCGACGCGCTCTTGTTGCCCGCCGTATGCATCTGGGTCTTTATTGATGATAGATAGGATAGAACGTACATCATGACCACTTCCATAATTGCTTAGCATTTTAGCAATGTTTCTTGTATAAACATGATAAATTGTTAAACTACCTGTGCCTTTTAAGCCAATCATCTTACTGTCCATGTCAATACCTGTTTGCACATCATCGCGCATAATTTCAACCTCAGCATTGACGTTTTTGACTTCTGCAATAATCTCACCATCAACAATTAAAATACCATAAGCACCATTTAAAATTCTTTTCCCTTCAATACGTGTACTCATCACTTCACCCCTTAAATAGAAATTGCCATATCAAGGTCTTCAATGGTATCTAAAATACTAATATTTGCACGCACAAATAACCTTGAACCAGTATTATAATTCAGCAAATCAGAATCAGACATTTTAGAAACATCTGCCCCTTGTTCACTTGCATATTCACGCACGGCTCTTAAATCAATTTCACAAATGTTATTAAAATCACCATTAAGAACCGAATCTTCAAGACCTTTGAAATACTTATGTGTCACCATAGTACAAAAGCCCTGCCTATTATCGCGTGTATTCTCAACTTGACCTTGGTATTCATCAACAAATGTTCTTGCAATGTCTTCTGTAATCGTGTCCATTGCTTCGACAACCTTAATTTTTGCTAAATCTTTTGAAACGCCACTAGGAATATCACAATACGTGTTAACCCCTCGACCAAATTTCCATTTTGCACCATCAAAAAACAAGATTAGCTTGCCTTGATTGATGGCTTCTTCTGGCGTCATATCTCTAGCCGTCTCATGCTCGCCTTGTGTCTGTGGCATAAGCGCGCCTGTCGCATCTTTTTTAATATCAAGCATGGGATAAGAGGTGATAGACCTATTAGTCAGTCCTGCTAAAATACCAGCAATGCGGGCTGTGTATTCTTGACCTGTGTACGTTATATCATTTTCTATAACTTGACGCATAGCAAAGTCAATAATACCTTTTTCGTTTGGCTTGGTATTACTTAAAATAAAGCGGCAAATCGCATTTGCGCTTTCAGAGCCACTTTTCCTAACTTTTTTAACCCAGTTGGCAATCGTTTCAATTTCTTCGCTTGACGCTTCGGGATAAGCACCATAATTAAAGCGTGTAAATTTAAGGTCTCTGTCAAGTACATCTGATAGACTATTATTCGCAATAGCAAGTGCTATAACTTTATTCGGCGCGCCCTTTAAGGCTAATTTAAGGTATTTTTTTGCATTAACTGACCACGTAAAGTCCGATGGTTCTATTCTACCTAAGTCCGTCAAATCATGATAAATAAATGATTTGCCACCTGTATCGTGCTTTAAAAGCAAAAGCACAATCCCCTTCTCACTACGCTTAATAAAGCGATCAACTTTAGTCTCAAAGCTAATTTTTACATTCTGTAAACCTAAATTCGTTGACATTACTTAACCTCTTTCATATTATTTTCGATTATTTGCATTTTTTCATAATTTCTTAGACGTGGAATATACTCATTATTGTCATGTACCATATTCAAGTCTTGTGCCTCTTTTGAGCGTTCAAGCAAGTCATCAAGCCACTCATATTTAACAAAGATGTGTCCAACATGGTCACGATAGATCATGTTCGGATAAGAAAGAGGCGTTAACACCCTACTATTAACTTGTGTGTTTGGCAATAACAATGCAATCACTTTTTCACTCATTGCAAGCCACTCTGATGCATTTGCACCAAAATATAAAATATCTAAGTCTAAACTTTTAAATACCTTATCTGCACTAAAAATTGAGTTATTATAGGATATCAACTCAATTAGAAAACATGGCTCTTCTATGTGTTCAATATCATCAATATGAACACCTTTGACACTCTTAAATTCAGCTTGTAAATTCTCTGCTAATTTTTTAATAACTTCTAAAGCAGTCATTTGACACCTACTCTCTTAAATATACTATCAATTACCTTAGGTAGTGCTTTATCTGCTTCTTGTGTGCTTTTCCTAAGAATGAACTTTACAAAATTTTCCATTCGCCATTTTATATCCTATTCAACGGCTAAAGCATTGCTTACCTGATTAACTAACTTGATAAAGCTAATACTACCTTCCTTTTTACGCACGCAAAATGCCACCCCCCTTTACTGTAATGGGCTGTGTAATCAATTATTTTCTTTAACCAGTCATTACCAAGTTGATTGGTGAATTATTAATTGATTCCTCTATTCGCTAACCTAATGTCTGCATCAATAACATCTGACTATCAACCCTATCTACATTACTTTTCACCTGCATCACCTCCTCATCGATAAAAAGCACAAGAATGTCCATTCTCAAATATTGCTACTACAGTATCACCAACAAAAATTATAATTTTCCACTGTTTTTACCTCCTTAATTAAATTAGCTATAAAAATAGACCTTTTTACGTCATGTCTAGGACGATAGTATTTAGTTGTTTTAAGCCTCAAATTCTTTTTCATAATATTGGTAAAACACTTTAATGCTTTAGTTCTTAATAGTATTCAACAATGCTCTATATTTACCATCACTAGACACAATACCATTATAACTTTCTAACTCCTTACTCCATGACACAACATTGCAAAAAGCACCTTGCCATTGCAAAGTGCTTTCACAAAAATATATCTTTTAATATATTTAATAAATAACCCAAAACAACCACAGTACCATAATAACACCTTAGATGTGGTTTCTTTGGCTCACTGATTATTTTTTAAATATTTTAGTACTTTTTTTCTCGCCCAGCTCCCATCGCACTCTAAGATTGTACCTATTCTAAGCCAACTCTTGCCATCTACATATCTCAATCGCAATATCAAACGTACCTCAGCATCCGCTAT